CGCTTTTACTCTGACAAGCAGGCCATCATGGTGCCCGGGCTCCAGGCTCGGGCCATCCTGATCGTCTGGTCGAACCTCGCCGGCAAAGACCTCCTGCACGGCCTCCGCTCGCGGAAAGTATTCACCTACTCCCTCGATGCAGGGCAGGACTACGTCGAACAGATGAACGCCGAAGTCCGCGTGAAGGACAGGCGCACGGGCAAGCCCCAGTGGCTGTTGCCCCAGGGCAAGAAGGACAACCATGCTTTCGACTGCGAACTCCTCGGCCTCCTGGCGGCCGTCCGCTGGGGCATCGTCGGGAAGGAAAGCACGGAAACCGACTTGCAACCCTCGTGAACCTTGGGACATTCAGAGCAAGCGGCGGCGTCTATGGTTGCGGGAAGAAGAGCTCGTGGCGTGGACATGGGCGTCGCCGCCCCCTCCGTTGCCAATTCCCGCAAGATTAAATGGCACAAGGTATCTTCATCGGCCTGACGGAATGCGAGCTCCTCGACCTGAAGTCGAAGGCTCTTCAGCTCATCATGGACGGCAAGACCCTGATGTCTTACTCTGACTCCGGCTCGTCGGCGACTAAGCAGTTCGCTTTGCCCCCGAAGGAGATGCTTAACGAAGCGATGTTCGCCCTGTCCCGTCTCGACCCGCGCAAGTACGGTCGTCGTAACACGATGATTTACTCCCGCTGGGACAACCGCTACGAATAATCTATGGCCGCCCGCAAGAAAGACTCGAACCCCAAGCCTTCCGCGAGGAAGAAGAAGACGACCGCGCCTCAGGCCGCGTCGACGTCCGGGCCGACCTTCAACAATCAGTACAGCGGCAACCAGTGGGGCTCAACCGTCCAGACGTACGCCCGCCGCGTCATCTACGCTCCGCAGCCTGACGACCTACGCCGCGACCTCTCGCCCTGGGATCGCAACGAGATGGTCAAGAAGTGTCGCTGGGCCGAGCGTGAGTCCGCGCTCTTTCGCCAGATCCTGAACGACCTCTGCATCTACGTCGTCGGCGACGGCATCAAGCCCCAGTCGCATACCGACAACCCGGAGACTTCCCGCCTTTACGAGGAGTACTTCGCCCGCCAGTCCAAGCGCATCGACGTCTCCGGCAAGTCCTTCTACCAGTGTCAGGCCATCCTCATCCGTGCCCTCATCCGTGACGGCGACGCCTTCGCCCTGAAGGTCGTCAACGGCGACCGTGCGCAGATCCAGACCGTCGAAGCCCACCGCGTGGGCGACCCTACGGATGCCGACACCCCTGCGGATTGCTGGGACGGCATCGGCTTCGGCAAGTATAACGAGCCCATTTACTACAACGTATACAAGTCCGACGGCTCCTCGAAGAAGATTGAGGCACAGTCGGTCATGCACGTCATCGACACCGAGACGGCCTCCGGCTCTCGCGGCGTGCCGGTGCTCCAGTCCTCGCTCAACAGTATCCAGGACGTGAAGGAAATCCTCGAGCTCGAGCGTCGCGCAGTGAAGGACAACGGTGACGTGACCCGCGTCATCAAGAAGGGCTCGGGCTTCCTCGACGATGACGCTGCCTCCGAAATCTCGTCGAACCATAACTCCGCGGAGAACATCGCCAGCCAGATGGGCGGCAAGGCCATCGTGCTCGAGAGCTCAGACTCCTTCGAGTCCTTCGAGAGCAAGCGCCCGAACAGCACCTTCGTCGGCTTCCTCGCCGCGCTGGAGAAAGACATCTGCTCCGTCCTCCCGTATGAGTTCGTCAAGGACGTGACCGCCGCGGGCGGAGCCGGTGTTCGCCTCGTGACGGCCAAGTCCGCCCGCGTCTTCGGCAAGTATCAGAACGTGCTCATCGAGGCCTTCTGTCAGCCGACCTGGGAGTATATCATCGCCGACGGTATCGCGAAGGGCGAGATCCCTGACGACCCCCGCTGGTGGGCCGCTTCCTGGACGACCCCGAAGTCCGTCACCGTCGACGCCGGCCGCGAAGCCGCGAATGACCGGGCCGACATCGAGATGGGCCTCATGTCCATGTCTGAACTCTACGGCCAGCGCGGCCTAGACTTCCGCTCCGAGATGGAGAAGCGAGCAGCCGACATGGCGCACATCCAGAACCTCGCCCGCCAGTACGGCATCCCCTTCGAGCTGCTCTTCCGTCCGACGAACACCCCGCTCGGCACGGTCGCCGCGGTCGACACCGCAGAACCGCTTCCCGGCACCAACCTTAACGAAAAGAAATAATGCGCTTCCTATCCCATGCTCTCAAGGGCCGTGAGCCGATGCTCATCGACCCGTCCAAGGCCCAAGACCACGCGGCGCTCGCCGAGAAGTTCGGCTTCTCCGACATGCTCGCGCAGCTCTTCGGCGTGGCCCCTGCCCCGTATATCCAGGACGGCGTCGGCGTCATCCCCATCGCCGGCGTGATCGGCAAGGGCCTGTCTCCCCTGGAGCGCATGATGGGCGCCGTGGACGTGAACGAAATCTCGGCCACCGTCGACGCGATGGCGGCCGACCCTGCGGTCGAGAAGATTGCCTTCAACATCTCCTCCCCTGGCGGCACGGTCACCGGCGTCGAGGAACTGGCCAACAAGATCCGCGACCTCTCCAAGCCGACGATGGCCTACACTGACAGCGAGATGGCCTCGGCCGCTTACTGGCTAGGCTCGCAGGCCGACCGCGTCGTCGCCTCGCCTTCGGCCACCGTCGGCAGCGTGGGCGTCTACATGGCCATCCCTGACATGTCCAAACTCTACGAGGCCTCGGGCGTCCGCATGGTCGTCATCAAGTCCACGGGCTCCCCGCTCAAGGGCGCCGGCATCGAGGGCACGTCCCTCTCTGACGAGCAGATGGCCGACCTCCAGGCTTCGGTCGACGGCATTCATGAAGACTTTAAGGCCGCCATCCGCAACAAGCGCAAGATGGTCGCCGACTCCGCCCTCCGTGGTCAGGTGTTCTCTGGCAAACAGGCCGCCGCCCAGGGCCTTGTGACCGGCCTCGCCGACTCCTTCTCCGCCGCCCTCCGTTCGTTCTGATGGCGATCTCCGTCCCAGACTACGTCGCAGACGCGGCCAAGCGTGGCCTTGCATGGCACGCCGAGGGCAAGTCTGGCGACGGCGTCACGGACAAGACCATCCGCGAAGCCCGCGAGATGGCCGCAGGCGAAGTCTCCGAAGACAAGCTGCGGAGGATGTCCCCTTGGTTCGAGCGTCACCGCCCGGACATGGACGCCCCTAGGAACAAGCCCTCGAACGAAGACTTCCCCGGAGCCGGCGCCGTAGCCTGGGCTCTGTGGGGTGGCCCTACCTCGGGCGACATCATGCGCACGGCCGACTGGTGCAAGGCCAAGGTCGAGCAGCTCGACCGCGAGGCCGGAGCGTCCGCCCTTTCCTCCCCTAAGACTTTAACCCAACTAGACACAACTATGCCCCGCATCTTCACCGACATCGACGACACGATCATGAAAGACGGACAGCCCGTCGAGCGCGTCGTCAAGTTCATCGACGAAACCGCCGAAGAGGTGGTCGTCCTGACCAACCGCCCGGAGTCCGATCGCGAGAAGACCGTGGCCGAGCTCGAGGCGATGGACTTCGACTACGACGAACTCGTCATGAACGACGGCTCCGAAGAGGCTCCGGCCTTTAAGGCCCGCGTCATCAAGGAACGCCTGGACAAGGGCGAGCGCGTCGACCTGTTCATCGACAACCGCGCCGACACCCGTGACGCCGTGGCCGCCCTGGGCGTGGAAGTCATGGCCCCCGAGGATGTCCCCGAGGTCGTCGAGGAGTCCGAAGAGGAGGAAGAGGTCGAAGACGAGGTCGAGGAGGAGGTCGCTCCCGAGGCCAAGGTTGCCAATTCCCGCAAGATTAAGATGACCATCGAAGAGCAACTCGTCAAGGCCGCCGCCTCGCTCGCCGGCCTGACCGCCGAACGCGACGACCTCCGCGCCACCGTGGAGAAGCTCACCGTCGGCGCCTCGTCCGAAGCCGAAGCGCTGAAGGTCGAAGCCGCCGCCAAGGATGCCAAGGTCGCCGAACTGACCGCCGCCCTGGAAGCCTCCGCGAAGGAAGCCTCCGAGCTGAAGGCCAAGGTCGCCGAGCTCGAAGCCGGCAAGGCCAGCGCCTCGAAGGAAGCCGCGAAGATCGTCGCCTCCTTCGGCACCGAGCCGGTCGAACTCCCGAAGGGCGACTCGCCCGCGAAGATGAGCGCCGCCGACATCAAGGCCGCTTACCTCGCCCTCCCTGCTGGTCAGGCCCGCATCGCGTTCTTCAACGCGCACAAGGCCGCTCTCCTTTCCCTCTAACCCTCACCCAATAAAATACTACTATGGCTACTGTCCTCCCTACCGCCCCGGCTATCCTGTCTGACTACATCGTCCAGACGGTCGCTGGTAAGCTCCCCATCCTCAACAACGTCTCCGTCAACCTCTCGGCCTCCGTCGGCCGCGCGGGCAAGACCGTCTTCGTCCCGATCATGGGCGCCGGCGAAGCTTCGGAGTTCAACAAGGCCACCAACAACCTGTCCGACGTGGACGGCGCGACGATGACCTCCTCGAGCGTCACCCTCAAGCACTTCAAGTACGTCGATGAGTTCTCGCCCCTGGACATCCAGGAGTACGGCATGCAGTACCTCATCAACGCCTACGCGAAGACCGCCGCTCAGGCCATCGTCGACAAGACCTGGGCTGAAATCGGTTCCGTCTTCACCGAGGCCAACTACGCCACCGAACAGGTCGTCACCGTCGCCAACTTCGGCTACGACGACGTGACCAACGCCCAGTTCCTCCTCGACGGCGCCAAGGCCGGCGAACCCCGCTCCTTCCTCGTGGGCAACGGCTACCTCAAGAGCCTCCGCGACGACGCCAAGATCTACGGCTCGCTTAACCCGGCCGCCAACGCTGTCGTGACCACCGGCTCCATCGGCCAGGTCGCCGGCATGGACATCTACCAGTGGAACCAGATCCCGGCCAACGGCGAAAACCTCGCCGGCGTGGCGATGGGCCCGGATTCCCTGCTCGTCGCGACGGGCGTGCCGATGGCCGAAATCGCTGGCTTCACCTCCAGCATCGCCAGCGCCGAGTCTGGTCTCTCCGTCCAGGTTCTCGTCGGTCAGGCCGAGACGGGCAACATCCGCTGCATCGCCCAGATCCTGGTCGGCGCCGCGAAGGGTCGCTCCACCTCCCTCGTCCGTTACGTCACCGCCTAATAGCGGCCGACACGGCAAAGCAAGGCCCCCGGAAACGGGGGTCTTTTTTTGTGCCCTTTGCCAATGCTCGCAGGGTTATGAGTTTGTACGCCGAGTTCCTCCCCGACGCGAAGGAGATGGTCGCCGACTTCGGCGTGGCCGGTTCGGCCAACGCGGGAGCGATTACATTCAAGTGTCTCATCTCCGACCCCGCCGTGCAGACCGTGCTCGAAGCAGGGGGGTATATGGAGCGAACCCAGTACAACGTCCGTCTCCCTGCCGCAACGGCCTCCTGGAGCCTTCCAGACGGGTCTACGGGGGCATCCACGGCCATCATCGTGGGCGGCGTTCCCATCGCCTCCCTAGCCCAGGGCAAGAAGATCGTGGCCGGCGGGAAGACCGTCCGCATCACGACCCAGACCTACAAGCCCGGGTCGGCGTGGGTGACCCTCGTCGTCATCGACGACAACCAGTAATGCCGGCCAAGGTTTCCATCGAGCCGAAGTCCCTCGCGGAGTTCGTGGAGGCCTGCCGCCAGTTCGCAGCTGGAATGAAGATCACCATGCGCGACGCCGTGCTCGAGCAGGGCATGCTTGCCTGTCAGGACGCGGCCAAGTTCACCCCTCCCCTTCCCCGCGGCGGGGGCAACGGCCTGAGCCCTGGCGCAAAGAAGGCTGGCTTGAGGGCGGTCGCGGGCGACATCTCCAAAATCTTCGTGGCCGCAAACGACTCCTCGGAGAGGGGTGTCGCTGGAAACATCGTCAATCAAATGGCCTTCGCCGTGAAGACGGGCGACTTCGGCATGTTCACCCGCCTGACCGACGGCGGCAAACTCTCCGGCATGCTCGGCCAGCGCAGTATCCTCTCGAAGATCGCGGCCGACGCGGACAAGCAGCGGGCCTTTGCCAAGGCCAAGAACTTCCTAAACCGTGCCAACCCCGTGAAGAGCGAATACGGAACGCCCGGATTTGTGCGCGATCTTCGGCCAATCCATGACCAGGTCAAAAGCCGCTTCGGCGGACGCATCAAGAAAGGCCAGAAAGCCGTCTCCTCAAAGTTACTCGTGCAAGATAAGAACGAGCTGAAGGAGTATATTGAAGCCCGTCAGAAGATGGTCGGAGCCGTCAAGTCCGGCTGGGCGAAAGGTATGGCAAGTCTTCCTCGACCGAAGGACATGAACGGCCAGCAGGGCGAACCAGGCGCCGAGCTGCGCAAGGCAACTTGGATTACCTCGCATTCTGGCGTGGCCGGCAGTAGTGTGACCGCCTTCACCGACAAGATTGCAGAAATCGCCGTGACGAACACCCTAGGCAATATCAACGGCATCGCCGACGAGGCTGGAGTCCTAGGCCTGGTCTACGGCAACCGCGTGAAGCAGATGCCCGCCATGATGCGTTACCGCATGCGCAAACCTGTCGCCAAGTTTAACAAGAAATAACCATGTCCAACTCCATCCGCCACGTCGTCGAGTCCGTCCTCGCGACCTACCTCTCGACGCAGACCGGCCTCGCCGGCGTGCAGATCTTGACGGGCGACAGCAACGTCACGCAGACCCTGCCGAAGGCCGTCGTCCTCTGCGACTCCGCCCGGGCTCCTGGCGACCTCCCTGAAGGCCTAGGAAACTACGAATGCTCCGTCCGCGTGACGCTGTTCTCGAACGCCGACGACACCACGCTGTCCGTCCACCGCGAGCGCTGCGCCGCCTTGTCGGATTGCATGAAGAGCCTCGACCTCATCCAAGCGGCCTTCGCGGCCACGAACGGCGCGGCCATCTGCTACGACGTGACCTACCGCTCCGAAGACGAGGGCATCGATGAGCGCTCCTGGGCGACCTCCTTCGCCTTCGACGTGCTCACTTGCCTCGACCCCGAGTAGGTTGCCAATTAAAGCAGGAGTAAGATGAGCGTTACGAACAAAGGCGCAGTTTGCCTCTACGGAATCGGGCCCGGCCAAGAGGCCTCGCTTTTCGTGCAGTCCTACACCGTCACCTCTGGTTTCAACAACTCGGCCACCGTCGTCAACGAAGAGGGCGAAACCGTCACCGCCCGTTACGACGACATCCGCACCGAGATCATGATCGAGGGCGTGGCCAAGACCACCGCCATCCCGCAGCTCGGCGCCACCCTGACCTTCACGGTCAAGACCGCGTCCGCCTATCCTGGCGGCACGGCTTCCGTCTCGGCCAAGGGCACGATCATCAAGGTCGACGACCGCGGCTCGTCGAAGGGTTTCGTCAGCGTCTCCGTGACGGCTGAGGCCTTCGAGTACATCAGCTACTAATTGACACCCCCGAAAGGGGCGTAGGCTAGAGGAAGTGGATAGACGCTTCCTGAATGCCCACATCGACCCGGCGCCTTTTCGGTTGCTGGGTCGAACTCTTTACCCGTGGTGCCTCAAGTACCGCGTGCGCCTGCATGCTTTCGACTCCCCGATGGTCATGCCAGGTAAGGAAGTGACGCCGGCAGACTTGCTCTTCGCCTGCCAAGTATGCGCCGAGGAGCCCCTTGGAGGGGTAGGCATCATCGACCGCCTGCGTCTTTCGCGACTTAACGACAATCCTGCCCAGTTCCAGATGTTGCTCAATGCCTTCGCCGGGTACATTCTAGTCGACGACTGGCCGAAGTTCTGGGAGCAGGATCAGAAGAAAAGCGGGGGAAGCAAAGGAGTGCCTTGGCCTCTTGCTGTCGTAGCGAACCTAGTCGCCTGCGGCATCGAGGAGAAGCGCGCATGGGAGATGCCGGAGTGTCAGGCCATCTGGCTGAACTCCGCCCTAGCCATCCGCAAGGGCGCGGACGTGGCGATCATGTCGCCGGAGGAGGAGGCCTACATCGAAGAGCAGCTGAAGGCCGGCGAAGGGGAAGACCCCGTTGCCAATCCCGCAGGGTAAAGAGACCATGGCCCAAGACCTGACCGTAAACATCAAGACGACGTCGGACGTTCCCCAGGCAATGGGGAAGGCTAAGACTGCCGTAACTGGATTCGACAAACAGATTCAAGACATCGGAAACAAGTTTAAGAACTCATTTAAGGACATTTTCCTGGGGTTCACCGCCCCGATGGTCTTGATTAACGGACTGATGGGCATGATCAGCAGCAAGATTGAAGAGGCTCGTCGCACGGCGAAGGAAGGATTTGACCTCATCGCATCAGGCGAAACCAAGTTCGCCACCTCTGAGCAGAAGAAGTTCGCCAACTTCCTGAAGATTAAAGCAGAGACAGAAAAGGAGGCAGCAGACGTAAAGGAGGGTAAGATTGAAATGACCCGTCAATACCTCGAAACCGATGCGGGGAAGAAGTTCATGCAGGATGAGGCGCGAGAAGAATACAAGCGAACCGGCGTCATGAGGGCGATTAACCCTAACGTCGCGGTTCATTATGAAAGCTTCCAGAAAAAGGCATTAGAGTCTTTCCTTAAATCCGAAGAAGGAAAGAAGTTCGTCCCTCTCTTCGAAGGCAAGTCCGGCAAGGACGGTCAGTTCAAAGGCCCCGAAGGCTTCGGCAGCGTGATCGGCGTCGGCGCGAATCCCGTGCTCGAGGCCATGACCAAACAAACCGAAATCCTCGAGGGCATCAAGAAGGCCATCGAGAACCAAACCCCTGGCGGAGGCGTTCCTCCTCCATTCACTGAGAAGCCCGTAACCATGCGCAACATCTTCACCGCCTAACATGCCATACGTCGAAAACGGAAACAACCTCTCAGCCCCGGTCATCCTCCCGGGCTGGACTTACAACCGCGACCCGTTCGGACTAGGCACGTCGACGACCAGGTACAAGTGCGACCACACGGTCGACATGGCGGCCTTCGCGGCCCGCGGACAACCGCACCCCGATTCGACCTACTCCTTCCTGAAGGCGAACTCCTACTCCGTCAGCTGGGACGCCCTTGGCATCGCCACGTTGACCGTGGACTACGTCGGCATCCCGCCGAGCGTGAATGGCGGCGTGCGCACGAACCCTAACACGTCTTCGGCGAACGGCCTGACCGCGGAGAACATCACCAGCCATCCGAACTTCTTTAACACCCCGTCTGGTAGCGGCTATCTCGGCCCCATCGCCGGCCCGGCTCCCTATACGCAGGACGCCCCTGATAACTACGCCCCGATGGTCAACGGCGCACCGGCCTACCTAGGACTTAACGGCTCCTGCTTCGAGAAACCAAGCGGCGGTCGGTTCATCGGCTTCGTCAATCCGACGTACCCCCAGTACTACGGCAAGACACAGTACCTCGCCAAGACCACGACCTATTCTGGCGTGATGTACACGACTCAGCTGACGGACGTCCAGGCGCTGCTCCTGCTCCTTAACACCGCCACGGCGACCAACTCCTGGGGTGCTGCCTTCCCGCTTCTCCCCGCGTGGGCCCCCGTCGGCGTGGGCGACTTCGGAAACAACGTCAACCTCCTCTCTCAGGTCAACGTCGAGGAGTACGGCGCTCTCTACAAGATCATGTACGAAATCCGTTACGCTAAGGCCGGCTGGGAGCGCGACGTCTACATCAACATCGGATGAGCATCCAGCCCGGAGTCGGTTACACGTTCACCTCGTCCAGCCAAGGGACGAACATGAACATCGAGCAGCCCTGGAGTCAGTGGGACTCTACAGGCGCAGCGGTTCAGGCGATGACCCAGCAATTCCAGCTGCGCTCCGTCCGCATCGGCACGCAGAACAGGCTCCAGATGGCCAAGGGCACGGTCAACTTCACGCAGAGCAACATGCCCCGCGTGCGCCTCGGAGGCCATTACGACCAGCGCCAGGTATGGATCAACAAGGTCGCCGTCTACGGCTCCGGCGTCTCCCGCGTGGCCGGCACGGGTTCGCCCGTCTGGATGGAAGCGGGCGGCTATTTCAACATCACCACGGCGGGCACCTATTACGTCACCGTGAGCAAGTTCGACATCAACCAGTCGAACGACGACACCGAGTCCGAACTCCTCAACGCCGAGGCCCCGTGGATCTCCATCTTCCCCGCCGGCGACGCCATCGAGTCGGCCATCTTCTCCGAGACTGGCCCGTCCGAATACGTCAACAAGACCAACGTCCAGAAGATGGTCGGCTATGACGCGATGTCCACCGGCCTCTCCGGCGACTGGGGCAACTGTCACACGACCTGGTTCAACCCCGTCAAGTGGGGTTACTCCGTCAAGCTCATCGCCATCGTCACGGTCACCGCGGCGCCTGTGGGCGGAGGCATGGCCTATGCCATCGACCAGCACATCGTCGGCCCCATCGACCTCCAGATCCCGTGCGTCTTCAACGGCACTACCCTCTGCAACCAGGACGACCTCAACGAGACGAACGACCCCTACAACCTGAACAAGGACGCGACCCCGCCGTGGTCTGACATCGTCAACTCGAACACCCTCACGGCGCTGGAGGAAATCACCCCCGCGAACGACGACTGGTTCCAGGAGTATGTCGGCCCCGCTGACTGGACTTCCTACAACTACTCTTACCTCATCCCCGCGAGCTGCGCGGCGCAGGAAGACGACGCCTGCCTCTTCCCGTTCCAGTTCCACCCCTTCATCGTCCCGAGCGAGGCCGGCGACCTTTACCGCGCCAACGTCTGCGGCGGCATGGTCAACAACCTCATCCCGTTCGACGAGCCCGCCTCGGGCACGAAGCTCCCCGCCACGGTGGACTTCCTCGTGGCCGGCGACTACAACGTCTACCTCCGCCTCGGCGTCGAGGATTACGCGACGGCGAACCCGATCTTCCCGGTCACCGACGAGACGAACGCCTACTACCCGACGCTCGTGCAGTACCTCACGACCGACCCGCAGCCCGTCGACTCGGATGAGTGGTGCTATATCCTGATGGCCGTGGCGCGTAACGTCGGCACGCCCTCGACCTACACCGTCGACCAGATGGTCAGCGGCTCCCTGTGGGTCGACCGCATCAAGATGGGCGACCAGACGGCCCGCTACTACTGGGCCCGCGTCTGATGGGCGTCATCATCGGCCAGACCGATCCGCTGACGGGCGACTTCTACACGACCTGGGCGAAACTGCGTTCGCCTATCCTAGGCCAGCAGGCCACCGGCGGTCTTACGCCCGGCTCCTACTCAACCCACAGTTATCAGTACCCGGCAGGGGAAGGCTTCACGACGAGCTACGGTTCGCCCCTTCGGTTCGACATGCGCTACGACAGCACGACGTGGCCCGTGGGATTCTGGAGGCCGACAATCTCTTTCTTCGACAGCATCACCGCCACACCTCCGGGCTGGTATGTCGAATTGCAGTTCATCACTTCGGCCGTAGTCGAAGACGAAGAGGAACTGACGGGCGAGACGGTGGTCGGCACGGTAGGGTCGTTCGTCATCGCCCCGCCTTTCTTCGACAACGGTCAATACCTCGGCCCTTCAGGCCCGCCGCCAGTCGAGCAGCCGCTCATCTCAATCGGCAAACTGACCCCTTTCTAGCCCCCTTGCCAATCTGGGCAGGGGTATAAGACCCGATGAGCTGCTCTAACACCGTCACCGTCTCGCAGGGCAACTCGTTTGCCGCGACCTTCACCTGGACACCGGGCACGAGCGGCCCCGCGAACCTGTTGGCCACGACCCTCACCTCGACCGTCGAAGACCGCGCCGGCAAGTCCTACGACCTGACGATCACGAAGTCGGTCGACGGCCTGTCCTTCTCCTGCGTCTACCCTGGCTCGACGGAAGACTGGGCCATCGGCCTCGGTCGCTGGGACATCAAGTTCGTCTTCCCCGGCGCCACCATCTCCCGCACGGAAATCTTCCGCGTCAACGTCATCGACAGCGTCACCGTCTAATTTATGCCCTTCGGAACCATCACCTCTACGGAGAACACGTTCGGGGCCGTCAATGGCGCCGTAAGCGGAACAATCGAAGGAACCCTGACGGGCAGCGTCGGAGTGCCCGGGCCCCAAGGCCCGCAAGGCCCCGTCGGCCCGCAAGGCCCCCAGGGCGTCCCAGGAGTCGGCGGTACGTGGGGTAGCATCACGGGCACCCTGTCCAGTCAGACCGACCTTCAGAACGCTCTTAACGCGAAGCAAGATGTCTCGGGAATGACCGCTTACCTGACGAAGGCGGGCAACCTCTCCGGCCTGACCGATTTCGCCACGGCCCGCGACAACCTCAACCTCGGCACGCTCAACACCCCGGTCTTCGCCGGCGTGCAGATCCAAGGGTCTGGCCTGAACGTCTCGAACCTCACGCCGACCTCCCTGAGCATGAACCACACGGGGTTCGGCTCCTTCGTGATTCAGCCCTCCTCTGGCATCACCTTCCCGAACGGCACCACGCAGACGACCGCCTTCACCACGGCGCTGCTGTCCGGCTACGCGACCGAGTCCTGGGTCACGTCCCAAGGCTACATCACGTCCTCGGCGCTCGTCCCCTACCTCCTGAGCTCGACCGCGGCCTCGACCTATCAGCCCATCTCGGGAATGTCGTCCTACCTGACGACTTCGGCTGCGGCCTCGACCTACGCCGTCACCGCTCGCGGCCTGCCTGCCGCCGGCACCACGGGCCAAGTCCTGACCAAGAACTCGGGCTCGGACTACGATGTCTCCTTCGCCACCCTGATCCCGGGCGACCGATACCTGACGACCTCGACGACGAGCAACACGATCGGCAACGGCACGAAGACCTTCACCGTCGGGACTGGCCTGTCCTACTCTTCGCAGCAGGACGTGGTCATCTCCTTCGACGCGGCCAACCATATGCACGGTCTGGTCACGAGCTACAACTCGGGCACGGGCGTCCTGGTCGTCGATGTGCAGCATAAGTCCGGCTCGGGCACCTACTCGGTCTGGACGGTCAACGTGGGCGGCATGGTGCCGCAGGCTTCCATCGTCTGGGGCGACATCACCGGCACGCTCGGTAACCAGACCGACCTGTCCACGGCGCTTAACGCCAAACTGGAGTCCAGCACGGCGGCCTCGACCTACGCCCCCATCGCTTCCCCGACCTTCACGGGCACGGTGACCATCCCTGCTGGTGCGTCCATCTCGGGCTTTGCTCCCCTCGCGTCCCCCGCCCTGACGGGCAACGTCACAATCAACAGCAACTCCACCGGCGCGGCGCTGTTCATCGAGCAGCTGGGCACGGGCAACATCCTCACCCTGCACGACCAGGCTACGGACACCAACTTCGTCGCCATCGACGCGAACGGAAAGTTCAACACGGTTCCTTCTGAAGCCACTAACGGCGCGGGCTTCAACATTCCGCACGGCACGGCTCCGACGACCCCGGTCAACGGCGACATCTGGACGACCACTGGCGGCATCTTCTGGCGTCAGAACGGCTCGACCCAGCAGGCCGCTGACGTCGGCTCGACGCAGACCATCTCGGGCAACAAGACATTCTCCAACGCCAACGTCTCGTTTGGCACGTCCACCGCCGCAGGCACGATTAACGTCGGCACGGGTGCGACCATCTCTGGCTCGACCAAGGCCGTGAACATCGGCACGGCTGGCGCGTCCGGCTCGACGACCAACGTCACCATCGGCTCGTCCGTCGCTGGCTCTGGCGTCAACGTAACGGTCAACGGAGTGCTGACGACCACTGGTGCTACCCAGACCATCGGCAACTCGACCGCCGCTTCAACCGTCAACATCGGCACGGGCGCTACGATCTCCGGCTCGACCAAGACGGTCAACATCGGCACAAGCGGTGCCACCGGCTCGACGACCGTCGTCAACATCGCCAACAATATCAGCGGACCGAGCGGCGCTTCGACCATCAACATCGGCACGGCCACCCCTTCGTCGAACGTCGTCCTCAACGGCAACGTCACCACGACCACGCAGGCGGCTGATACGAACAATACCAGCCTCGCTACCACGGCCTACGTCGTCGGTCAGGCTGGCTCGGCCACTCCCCTGGTCAACGGAACTGCCGCCGTCGGCACGTCCCTCCGATACGCCCGTCAGGATCACGTCCATCCGACTGACACTTCTCGCGCCGCCTTGGCTTCGCCGACCTTCACCGGCGTTCCTGCCGCGCCCACCGCCGCCGTCGATACCAACACGACCCAGCTCGCGACGACCGCCTTTGTCGTGGCACAGGCCGCCGCCGCCACCCCGCTCGTCAACGGAACCGCCGCCGTGGGAACCTCCACGCGCTATGCCAGGGCTGACCACGTTCACCCGACCGATACGACCCGGGCTCCGCTGGCTTCGCCTGCCTTCACCGGCACGCCTTCCCTGCCGACTGGCACGACCGCCGTCACGCAGAGCGCTGGTAACAATACCACCGCCGTCGCCACGACTGCCTTCGTGCAGCAGGAAGTCCCTGCCGCCTCGACGACCGCCGCTGGCAAGGTCGAACTGGCGACCCGCCTTGAAGTGGTCGAGCCTTCGTCGTCCACCCTGGCTGTCTCTCCCATGCGCGTCCTCGACGTCGTGATGAGCCCGGGCTATGTCCAGATCGCGCAGAACAACGGCAACGTCTCGACAGGAACTGTCGGAACTGGTGCTGGAGTCTTCACGACCTCCATGACCCGCGTCTGCCTCGGGCCCAACGCTTCGGTCGCTGGCTCTTCCTACTATCGACCGCAGACCAACGGCGGCGTGGCGCAGTTCTATGCCAAGGGCATCAACAACGCTTCAATCAACTTCTCCAAGCCTTTCTGGATGAGCGGTCGTAGCTCGTATGACGACACCCATCGCGGAGACGCTAACAACACTTCGCGTGTCACTGTCGGCAAGTCTGGAACGACCATTGGAGCTCTGACGCAAAAAGGCATCGGTTGGCAGAAGGTCGGCGGCCTTGCTACGAACTTCTTCCTGCTCGCCCATAACGGCACAACGCTAACCAGCGTCGACACGAACACCTCCCTGAACTCCCTCGGCATCACCGGCGGCGTGCCCTTCGATTGGTCCATCTACTCAGACGGATCGGGTAATGTCACGATGTTCATCAATGACGTGCAGGTTGCCACGACTTCCGCTGGCCCTACCGGATACAGTCTCGGAAGCAGCGTCTGGCAGGAAGAAGTAGACCAATCCGCTTCTGCCGCTACGCGTATGTATCTAACGACTTTCGGAGGCCACTATTACCATGCATAAATACAAGGTCACCTGCCTGTTTGTCCCTGACTGGGCTGTCGTCTACCAGTCCGTTTTCGGCTCTGCCGTTCATTGTGCGTCTTCGACCGAAGGCTCTGTTGCCACGTTCACCTTCGACCATCCCGTCACCCCCGCCGACCTCGGGCCTCTCGTCCGCGTAGAACTCCTTTCCGAATAACACCATGATTACCCACCTCCTCGCTCTCCTCGTCGGCTTCGTCGCCGGTGCCCTCGTCTTCCGCAAGCACGCCGCCAAGGCGTCCGAACTGGAAGCCAAGGGCAAGGCCGCCCTCGACGCCCTCAAGGGTCGCGACTGACCTCATGCGATTGCTCCTAGTCATCGCCCTCGTGGCCCTGGCTGGGTGCAAGTCCAAGCCCGCAGCCGAACTCCCTCCGGCTGTCCCCGCCCCCAAGGC